AGGCCAAACCGAGGGCAAGAATGGCAACCACCATCATCCCAAGTCCCTTTGCTAGATCACCAAACTTCATTTCTGCAAATCGCTTAATTGCGTCTGCAAGAACAAGTAGGCCGTATGCCATAATGACTACCGCTGCGCCAGCAGCAATAGCCTCAGGGCCAACAAGACCGATTCCGTAGATAGCCCCTGTAACGGCAAGTAGGGCTATAGCAAGCCCTGCAAGACCTTTAGTTAGATCCCAGCCGTCCATGTTACCGAAAATCTGAACAACTCTGGCAACACCGTTAAGAGCAAGCGCCATCATCAGGAGACCGAGACTGGCCTTTTCAAGGTCAAGCTTCTTCATCGCATACAAAGTACCGACAATAATGCCCATACCAATACCCAGACCGATCAAACCGTTCTTGATGACGGTCCATTCAAGACTTCCCATGTTTTCAACGGATCTAGTCAAGAGCAGCATCGCAATACTTACTCCAACGAGGGCCATAGCAACACCAGAAAGTGTTACTGGACTTCCCATCAGGCGAATTGCTCCACCAAGACCGCCAAGAAGAAGTCCGACAGCAACCAGGCCTTGAGCAAGATCACCCTTGTCGTTCATTTCACCAAGCTTCTTGACGGCAAAGGTCAAGAGGAATAGCGCTGTGGAAAGCCCAAGAAGGGTAGCAGCAACGCCGACAAACGTCTTTTCTTGTTTGCCCATCAAAAGAATAGCTGCGGTTAGACCTGTGAGCAGAGCACCAACACCGACAAGCCCTTGAGCAAGATCACCACGGTCATTCATCTCTCCAAGAACCTTTACCGCGAAAGCCAAGATCAGGATTGCTGTAGCAATACCCCTAACCATGGTGGCCATAGCGGCGAGCTTTTTCTTACCGCCAGCTACTTTGTCCATTTGGCGCATAGACACGGTGATTCCGACAAGCGCAGCAGCAACTCCGCCAACGCCAGCCGCCAACTTATCTGGCGAGATAAAGGAAAGCGCGATCATCGAAGCGGCAAGCAAGCCGACAGAGATCGCAATCTTTTGGAGGGACTTCCACTTCAGAGACTTCTGGTAAGACTTAAGAGTACCTTTAGCCGTGTCCATTGTCTCTGTGACTTTCTTCATGGTGTTCTTCATTTCACCAGTAAACCCTTTGAGGTTCTTGAAGACGCCTGACAGATTCATTCCCATTTTGAACAAAGCAAACAAGCCGCCGTTCTTAAGGGCAGTAGTCAGCTTCGGGCTGGTAACAAAGTCAACAACCTTCTCAAAGACACCACCGAGTTTGTCGCCCAACCACTGAAGACCGGACTTAACAAAGTCCCAGCCCTTCTTAATGCCCTCGGCGATGCCCATGGGGATAGCAAGTGCCGCATCCATGAACATCTTTGAGGGAGAGTGGGCGTCAATGGAGCGCATGAAGCTCTCGTACAGTTGATGACCAACGTCCTTGAGCATACCAAACCAGTCAGCTTCAGTAATCGACTTCTTGATACCGTCGAAAATGGCTGCTCCAGCTTCACCAAATTGCTTAAGCGGTCCCCAAACTTTATTAAACGCTGGGGCAAGCTTTGCCAACTTGTCGTGAAGGTCGAAGAAGAACCCAAGGATGGGTGAATCTTCTTGGAACGGACCATGGATCATGTCTTTATCCATGAGTGCGCTCTTGAACTGCTTGAGTGCTCCCTTAATCTTGCTGAGCTTGTCATGAAGATTGAAGAAGAAGCCAAGGATTGGTGAATCTTCTTGGAACGGACCATGGATCATGTCTTTATCCATGATTGCACTCTTGAACTGCTTAAGCGCGCCTATTGGGTCAGTAATCGCTACCCCGAGTTCGGAAGCAAATCGGCCAAGAGACTTTAGCAAGTCTGCAAAGCGATTGATGTAGTAGACCGCGTAAATCGTGCCACGGGTGATCATGTCGAAGAAGCTGAGGACTTTGCCTCCGGCACCTTCTGCCTTATCGGCCGCCCCGAAGAGTTTCTGGAAAAGGCCAACTACGATCCGCATTGCAGCACCGAAGATGATGCCTCCAACTTTCGCCAAAGCAATAAAGATCTGAGCAAGACCCTTAACCGGCCCGATCACGTGATGAATCACGCTTTGAAGTGCCGCAAAGAAGTTCTTAAGTCGCCCACCTTCAGATAGGAAACTTGAGACCTTAGAGATCACGTCACCAATGCTTGCGACAAACGGTACAACACCGTTCTGGACAGACCCCTTAAAGAGATCTCTGAATACGGTCACGACTAGTTTACCGACCTGCCAAAGGACCGAACCAACAATCTTTACCACAGAGAAGAAACCTTTAAAGACCCTACCGATTGCCTCGGTAGTCTTCTTCGCTGGCATCAACGTCTTAGTGAAGTTACGAACCCGATCGGTGAGGAACAACAACCCTTCGACCGTCTGCCTTGGAAAGACCTGCCTGAACGCTTTCTGAATCGGTTTGAGCACAGCAAGAAGTGATGCCCAAATCCGAACAAACGCCTCAATGGCCGCGTTACGACCACCAAAAGCCGCCCAACCCTTTAGGAGGTTGTTACGAGCGTCAGACGATTTACTAACGATCCCGCTAATGGCGTTGTTCATTCCGGTGAAAAGCGCAGTAGCTCCATCAAAGTCGCCAACAATGGTACGGAAAGTTTCAGACCATCCTGACCCAATTGATTCCTTTACCGTGCTAACTAGCTGAGTAAGGGTACGAACCTTGGTGGCTGCTTCTTCACCGAGCTTCTGCTGGTGCTTAAACCATTCAATCTGTTTCTTATCCAAACCAAGCGTTGCCATTTGGGCGTCGTCAAGATCTCCAGCCATGATCTTAAGGTACTGCGACATAACGTCGGCCTTAAGCCAGCCTTTTTCAAGCGACCCATTGAAGTCGCTCTGAATATCCTTAGCCGAGAGCCCTGCATCAGCAACTGTACCCATCGAATCTGCTAGTTCAATAAGGCCCTGCTGCATGTTCTTGTTACCCATTCCAACGTTCTGAAGAGAACGCCAGTCCATGAGTCGAATCTGACCAGCAGACAACGCCTGTGACAATTGGTAGGCAGCAGATGCCGCGCCTTCAGCATTTGTGCCTGAGGCAGCAGCAGCATTAGAAAAGCCCTTAATCATCGAGGTAGCATCGCCTACGCGAATACCGGCATTAGTAAACAGACCAATGTTCTTAACCATCTCACCAAAGTTATAAATGGTCTTGTCTGAGTACTTATTCAATTCATCAAGGTTGGCAGTTACCTCTGGCAACTTAGTACCAAACCTGTCGGTATTTGCAAGAATCGTTTGAATAGCGCCAATGTTGGTCTGGTATTCAGAAAAGCCATCCTTCAATGGCCCAAGCGTAAAGCCTTGGCCAATCTGCGCAAGCTTTCCACCAATTTGCGTCACAAGCCCACTGACAACCGCGAAGATCCCGGCAGCCATTGCAACCCACTTAGCGCTAATCTTATCTGGCTGATCAACCATGTTTGATGCGTCAAATTTATCGACTGCCCCTTGAGCATCAGCTACGGCATTGACAACGGGTTCAGCATTGAATTTACCCATCGCCGCCTGCGCATCACCGACAGTCTTTGTAACGCCGTCCATTTTGAAGGAGTTTACATGCTTCTGAGCGTCCGCCATCCCTTTGACGCCCTCAACCATCTTAAGGCTTTGGTTTAGCTTTTCGAGACCTTTAATGGTCTCTTCCATCTTTGCTGCGAACTTTTCGTTGTCGAACGTCATAGTTACGACTTTGTTATCGACATCGTTACTCATCGGCTCACCTCCTTCCAGACATCACTAATGATCGAATCAAACACTGGCCGCATTGCGGGGTTGATGTAATCCCGACCTTCTACCCAACCTCCAGTACCGGTGCCATGACCGTATTGAATAATGACGGCGATGTTTGTACCGTCTTCTTCATGTGTATTGTACCACTCGATTCGAACTTTACCGTGCTCTCGCACGATTCGATAGCTCCAACTATTGGCTGTTTCACCAGAATTTTTTGGTGTAGCAGCACTCAGGGCTCGTACTCCTCGTTGCCCATACGAGTCTAGGTTACCAATCGAATCCTCTTTAGTTCTTTGACGCAAGTACTTGAGGATGTTATCAAACGAACCAGAGGTTTTGACTCCGATCATTAATCAGCGTATTCGATTACAGCAATGGTCGAAGACACAAAGGAGTTATCGGCAACAGCGTACTGGGGAGCGGTTGTCCCAACCGTTGCTCGAGCTCTCATCTTCAACTGGATAGAGTCCGTAGACGTAGCCGTGAAGTAATAAGTCCCCTGCGCCACTGCTGATCGGCCGCCATTTGGCGCAAACGCATTCGCTCGATGTTTAGCAACACCATCAAGCAAAAGATCAACATCCCAGTTAACCAAATCCTCAGGATGCATGAATGCTGAGTAATAATCCACCGCGTATCTGTTGCCAACAACAAGCGCTGAGGTATTGACCGTGACACCATCAAGCTCATACCAGGTATCTGCTACAGTCGCGGTGGTGCCTCCACTATTCAGACGATCGTCAGCGCCGCCGGCGGTGTCAATGTTGTGAATCTTTGCTCCACCAGAAGGCCCAGTAGGCCCAATTACTGACCCCACATCAATGATGGTCCCAGGAGCCGTCGGGTGAGAAGAATCCCACTTTCGACGACGAAGGATCAGATGTCCTCCGCTGAGAACGGCACCAGTAATGTTTTCATCTGCCAGCTCGAGCGTCTTTTCAGCGGTAAGAGCAGTTACTTGCTGTCCCATTGAGTTCTCCTTTGATTTAGGACTGTTGATTGAGTCGGAACATGTCTGGACTTGAGAAGACAGTATCTACATCGAATAGCGTAAATACGCCATCATCTTCTTGAATCTCATCTTCAGACAAAGCCACCCAAGTGCCATCTCCATTAACTCGAATCTCCAACTTCCCAGTAACCCCCTGAGTATCAGAGATTACATACTCCTCGTTTTCGCCATTAACTACATACACCGCGTTAACATTTCGAAGTTCGTAAACGTTCGAATCATCTTCGCTTTCGAATATGTATGTATCAGGACGAAGTTCCGTGGCAGTCCAAGTACCATCGCCATTATCGATGATGGTTACACGCGCCCAATCGCGCATAAAGACCAACAGATCGCTTAGCTCTGGCAAATATGGGTTATCGTCATACGTTCCATAAAGCTTTTTCTCAATTTCTTCAAGAAGCCATGGATCTACTTCATCAGACTCAATGATAAAGTGCGCCGTAGGCCTAAAGCCCGGCAGCTCCTCAGGAACTGAGGTGATGTCCCAACCAAACTCTACAAGAGAAGGATCATTGGATCTGCTTGCATAGTTTCGATCATTTGGTGTGGCGATTAGGTTATAAGCAACATTGATCTTGTAACCCTTTTCTGGACCAGAAGCTTCGTCCCCCTTAAATGTTCTCCAAGAAAGCCCAAAAAAGTTCGGGACCTGATCTCGGAGTTTAACTCCTTTACGCAAACTTGCGTAACCCTGCAAGAAGTCAAACTCTGGAGGGTAAGAGATAGACTTAATGCTAGCTGCAAAATCACCATTACTTACAAGGACCGCAACTTTCATCCCGTCAAAGTAAATAGTTTCGGTGTCTTGATTGAACTTTTCATCGATGGAAACAAGACCATTCCAAGGAACAGCTGTGCCATCAGGCAAATAGAGCACGCCTCTATCAAGACCGCTCTCGTAATGCTTGTCTACCGGGTTACCCCAGGTCAGCTGCGCCATGTCACTCCTTAGTCATCCAGCTTTACCACTTGCCGCAAGTCTTCGAGCGTTTTCCTCTCGATACCACTGCGCAAGTTCTGCTTGTGAACGCTTCTTTGGCGGGTTCTGCTTTATATCGCAGACTCTGATTAGCGTCAACAACCGGTTAAGGTGCCAGTACTGCGCTTCCCAGCTAATCTGAAAAGCACTCATCCAGTAATAAATTAGCTCCGAGGTAATTTTCTCTTTTGGTCCTTTGTCTGGTGGCGAAGCAGAAAAGGTTGTCGCCGTCTCTGACGAGTTGATGTATGCCTCAAGTTGAGCATAGTTCTCAGTTGTCAGACGGTTGAGTACTTCATCTGGGACATCTGGAGAAATCACCATGAACTTAACGTAGTCGTGGATTTGTTCTTTTGTCTTATCGGCATCATCAATGAATGGGATCTTATACTTTGACTCCCATTTTGACAACGAGACCAGAGAATGCTCGAACTGTACCGCGACATCGTCGGGACGGCTGAACACGTTGGCTTCGCGGTCGTAAACCTCTCGGCCATGAATTGTGAGTGTGAGCATTCTCTGGTCTCCTGTCTTTCATCGACCTACGGCACGTAGGTGTATGCCCAGTCATCATCGGACCCGTCGGCAAAGACGTAGCCCGTATCGGGAATCGCGGTGACGATGATGGTCTCATTAACATCAAGCGCAATCGTTCCGGCAGGAACTTCCTCACCAGCCACCTGATAGACAACACCGGTGACGGTCGGAATGGTGATGACATTGGTGGTCTCGTTGAACGCGGGTCGGGTTGGCATGGCCACAGTGACGCCAGACTCGAACATCGCAATGATCTCTGCCGGCATAGGCAGACGAGGATCGACACCGGTGGTGCCATAGATGATGTCCTTGAACGCCGCATAAACCACGGGGTCGACAAGTCGCGAATCCACCGTGAGGGTGGCGCTTGGATCGTGGTTTGGAACCGGAACCGGGGTAGTCGAGATGGACCAACTCATCGCCATTGCCTCAGGCGTGTCGTTAATAGAAGCGTGAGCACGCTCAGACGGTGCGGCCACGCAACCATAGACGAGATGGATCTTCTCACCGGCACTCTGACCAACCGCAGCATCGCCAATGAGCGTTCGGTATGCGAAGGCGAACTTCCGTCGGACCTGCTGGCCAACGGTAACGCCCTCAGTCGGGGTACCCAAACCATCAAACCGCTCGAACTCCTTGGGGAAGGAGAGCGCCTCAATGGTGGCCGCAAAGACCTCCGCTGAGATCAGGTTCAGGTACTGGATGTTGTCCGCGTACTGCGGGTTGGACTCCGCGCCACTAGGAGACTCAGTAACGGTGGTAAGACCGTTCCAAGCCACACCAGTGACATAGTTTCCGTTGTTATCAGGGATGTAGAGGACACCATGATCGACACCGGTCTCGTAGACACGTTCATCGACATTGTCCCACACGATCTTTGCCATGTTGGATGGTTCTCCTTATGAAGGGAAGAGGTTGAAGACAAAGTGGTTCAAGCCAGCCGCTTTGTAGAATCGACTAAATGAACAAAGAGGTAAAGTTGCCACTCTATCGGGGATCGCGCTATCAGGATCTCGATCGATGATCGTCACCAAGTACCGCTTATCAGATCTCCACGGAATGTTATCCGCGTGTTCGACGTCCAATGTATCTAGTTCGTATCGGATACACGGGTACACCATCTTTTTATCAACGGGTGGTTGGAAATATACATTCTCTGACCCAAGAATTTCTTCCAACTTCGCATGGAAATCAGACCTTTGGACCATTGTATACACCTCCCAGGACGAGAGTGAGCCGGGGACTAATGAGTTCTGTCGAAACAATCTCCCAATAATCCCCAGCCCACTCAACGAACCTGATCTCGTCGGAGTGCTCGATGGCATACTTATCAGCACGAATGCTGATCGTTTTAGAAGCTTCAATAACGCCTTCGATTTCTTCATCAACCCGAATCGAGTTTCCGTTTCGAAGAATGTCACCCTTGTATGGCCTAATAGTAATTTTATCATCCCATACCCCAGGGGCGGTCAAGACGCTTTTACCAAAGCCAACATTACCACTGAAACGAGCCATCGATTCCTCCAATAGATCAGATATCGACGCCCGTGAAGACCCACTCGTCATCATCACTGGTTGCGAAGTAGTAACCATCAGCGGCCACCGCAACAACCTTGATGCGCTCACCCGGGTCAAGGGTGATGGTGGTGTTGCTGATGTTGGCGCCACTCGCGTCGTTCTTGAACGTCACGTGAGCCTGATTAGGAATGACCAGCTCGTTGGTCTCGGGGTCGAACGTCGGCTCCTCAGCAGTGATGAAGGTGTCATCACCAGCATTGCGGAAGACGATCGCGGACTTGAGCTTAGTGAGAGCACCGCAGCAACGGGTCTCAATGAGGTACTTCTGCTGGTTGAAATCGATGTCGAACTGATCGAACATCGTGACTTCACCACCACGGTTCGCGCCGAAAGTGTAGTCGATGGGGTTGACGAGCACAGCAATGATGTCGTCGTACTCCTCCATGACCTCAACAGCAACGATCTCACGGACGCGCAGCTTGGAAGCCACCTCCTCGACAGAGCGATAAAGATCGCGACCAAGGGTGTCCTTGAGAAGGAGGAATGCCGAGATGACCGACTCAGTGGTGTACATGGTCGGCTGACCAGTACCCTTGTACATGACGCGACCCTTGACGACGGCGTCAATGAAGGCCTGAACAGACCCGGAGATGTTGACATTCACGACCGAAGTGAAGAACTCGTTGTCCTTCGCAATCGGGCGAATGCAATCCTCCTTGATCTTGTCGGGGGAGGTCACGTCGCGGCCATCACCAACAAGAGCCGCGCGGGCGATTTCCTCGTCCAGCATGACTCGCATCTCCATCTTCAGCCACGCAACGACGTCGAAGTCGGTGATGTCGATGTCGTCACGGTCAAGCTTCTGCTTCTTGTAGATGGTGGTCGGGCCAGTAACGCGCTTGGCGACGTTGAAGAACTCTTCCTTCTTCTCGTTACCCTTAATGTAGCCCTTGGCTCGCGCCTCGTCCTCGGTGATGTCGGCCCAGAGGTTCTTGATCTTCGAGAACGGGGTCTTGGTGCACTGATCCATGAAGTTGGACACCCACTCGGTGCGTCGCTTCAGGAACTGCGGAGTCTGATCGAGGCTCCGAGCATCGGGGAAGAGGATGTCGATCTCGTCAATTCCGTGCTGAATGCAATACGCATCAACGGCGTCCTTCATCGACCCAAGACGCATGGCGTCATGGAAGATTGCGTCCTTGGCCTTGCGGGTCAGGACATGCTTGCCCTGCGTTGCATCATCATCATTCGGTTCGAACACGTTGCTGTGCTCGAGGGAGTTGTCCTTACCCATGTTGTTGTCGCCTTCCTGGCTGTTGTTGATAGTGGTGTCGTCACCGGCGTTGTCGCCGCTTTCATCGTCTACGGGAGAATCGCCCTTAGACTGCTGGTCGTCCTCTGGTGCGTTTACCTCGGGCTTTTCGCCGTCGTTATCGCTTCCGTCATCGGCCTGGGCGTCATCAGCATCATCAACCTCGTCGCCGAGAGCGCTGTGTTTTGCTGAATTACCGGTGTCGGCATTGCCGAGCTTCTCTTCTGCCTTGACAAGTTTGTCGAGGACCGTGTAGAACGCTTCCTGTTGGATATCGTCCATGGTCTCAACAACCTGCTCCATGGTCAATTCTGTTCCATTAGCATTAGATGACGCGTCAACCGACGAATCAGCAGAATGCTCAAGAACAAGTTCATCACCAGTGTAGATGATCGCTTCTCCCTCAACGTTTTCGATCCAGTCAGAATGCTCGATCGTTACAGCGTCAATCATGGCACCAGGATTGGCGCCAGCGATTACGAGACTGACTTCGCAAATCTTACCGTGAAGAACGTTGTTGCCCCTCTTGATCAGCTCATTGGCATAGATCGAGAGCATCTTGATGTCACCGTGCATAAGTGCTGCCTTAGCAGCCTGAGCAGCGGGAGTGTCGTTGAAGAACCCGTATGCATACGTGCCCTCCTCGCGTTCCTGAAGGATCGCGTGGCCCAGGATCTGTTCCGGGGACTTGTGTCCGTGCTGGTAGACGAGGGTGACCTGGTCTCCATCCTGGCCCTTAAACGCACCAGGAAGAATCGTCACACCGTCAGCGCACAGCAGATTGGCCTTGGTTGCCCAACCGCCGAAGTCTGCACCTTCCATTTTGATGGTTCCTTTCGGTTAACCCGTTGGTCGTTTGCTGACGAATTGAACGGCAGCCTTTCGTCTTGCTGTCTTGACAGACTTGAGAAGTTCTTCTCGCTTCTTCTCGATCTTCTTCTGAATATCAGCAATTTGCGTAAGCAGCGCTGCTTCAGGGTGCTCCTTGTTGTAGCGCTCTTTCGCTGCTTTGGCTGCCTTATCCTTTTCCGACTGCGACCGGGGTTTTTCCTTACTGGAACCAGACTTAGTCTGGGAACCCTTTGGCTGCTGGTCGTTCTTTTGTGGCAAATCAACGCCACTACGTTTCTTAGCTTCTTCAACCAAACCTTTTAGCTCGGCGCGAAGTTTCTCTAAACGAGCTTTTAGAGCAACGACTCTGGCCTCTGCTGCTGCTTTAATTGCAGCATTACTTGGATGCTTAGTAGCAACCATCTTATGGGCTGACGGCTTTGGGGGCTTTTGGCCTGGTTGCCATTGTGCTTGGCGACGTTGCGATGCCGGAGGCGCCTGCTCCAGCTTACGACCTTTTAGCTGGCGGGTCCGCATGTAGTACAGATGCGCTTTGACCGGGTCGTATTCATGTCGAATGTCGGCCATTAGACCCCCAAACCCTCAAAGGTCTTGTTGATCTCGCCCTCAACTGCGTCGAATGCTTGATTGAGAATCGACATGGCTTCGCCATCTGGAGATTGATCCGTCTGGCTCTGATCTGTTGCAGCTGACTCAGTAGGAACCGGAGGATTCGGTACCGGAGTACCATCCGCAGACAACGACATCCCTGACGGGTTGATGTTGCTGTTCATGAGTTGATCAGCCTTCGGGTCAGGATGCGGAGGAAGACCGAGGAATCTGTCTCGAATCTCATTCGCATCCATGATTTCGTTGCGGTTCAACTTATCGATGATGTCAGCCAGCTGCGAAAGCGGCACGAGCTTGAACGGATTCATGTAGTAACGAATTCGTTCATTGTCGAGAAGCCCCTGATACCCAACAAACGAACGCATCATCGACTCGGTGATCGAGGTCAAGATGGGTTCAATGGTTCGGTTCAGGTAGTTCAGCATCGCCTTTTCGTCAGCGGTTCCGTCCATGACCTCTTCGGTAAGCCCGAGCTGGCCGTAAAGCATCTTGGTCAAGAACTGAATCTGCGCAAGCAGGTTGTTCTCTGCTGGGCGGTTCAACTGAACGATCTTCTCCGTCGCATCCGCGAACGCAATGCCGTACTTACTTCCCGTCATCTGCTGTTCGATCTCTTGACGACGAGTTTCCGCCTGCTGGCGCTTGACGTCACTTCGAATCGTGTAAGGAAGTTGGATGATCAGATCGAGCTTTCCAGAACTCGACTGCTCGTCGACGACGTCCAGAAGATTGAGCTTCCGAATAAGTCGATTGAGAGTAGAGTTCGGTCCGTTCATCACGGTGTAGAGAGGGTTGTCAGGGAGTGCAACCCTCGTCTTTTCGATGATGATCTCTTCACGACGAGCCTTGGCTTCGTTGTAAACACTGACCTTCACATGCTTTGGATACCAAGCAACGAC